CCATCCCCACTCGGCACATCCACGATGTACGGGTTCGTCCCTCCTCGTACGGAGGTGACCGTCAGATCTGGCGTAGTACCGTTGGCTTGATAGATCGTCAGGCGGAACGCGACAGATGCCATGCTGGGGCTCGCTCAGGTTAGTATTGACAAATCATTGCCGTTGGGGACGCCGCCGCATTGATGAGAGTGAACGACATCGAATACAGCAACAATCCCTTGTCCTGCAAACTAATCGAAACGTCTCCGTCTGGGGCCAAGCAACACGTATATGGCAAGGTCGTGCCGTCACCCACATCCACCGTGCACGTCCCGCCGCCGATTAGGTGCGCCTGAAGCCGAAGCATCACCGACATTGACGTATTCGGGATGTCGGTCATGTTGAAGCTCGCCCCGTAGTCCGTACGGAAGGCGTATTGATACCTCAGGCCGGTTCCCAAAGCCGTCACGGCTGGGCCGATTGGACGGGTAAACGGCACCCAGTCCGCGAATCGCGATCCATAGCCATTCGCAATTCCAGTCGTGCCGTTGTCAAGGGTTGCCGATGTGCCATCGTTGAACGTGATGCTTGCCATTAGCCAATCCTCCCACGGCTATTCGCCTTATTCATAAGCTCCTGAATGGCGCGTTGGGCCGAAGGATCATTCGGGCCGATAATGGTAATGTTGGTCGCCTGACGCGGCGTCATTCCAGCCGCCGTCGTTGCCGATGTGCCTCCAAAAACAATCGGACTTGGCACGCTTGGTGAGGTTGCGGTATATGTCACACCAGAACGACCACCAACGCCGCTCATGGCACTTCCTTGTGCTCCACCGCCCAGTGACTGCGCAAGAGTCAGAAGTGCAATTGCAGATGCCACGGCTACGGCTGGATTGGCAATCATGAATGTCCGTACTTTTTCAAGCAAGGTACCCAACTTAATTGCTTGAATTGCTACATTGACCATCGCCTTTGCCATGCTAGATACAATTGCTTGTCCCATGGCGCGAAATGCTTCGCCAATGTTTCCAGACGCCAAACCCATCTCCAGACCAGACATCAATCCGCCTTCGATGGAATCTGCAATGCCATCAGCCAGCGTGCCCTTTATATTTTCAATTTCAAGCGCAGAAATCAGCGCCTGATCTATTGGTGCTGACATCCTTGCCAGATCAGAACCGAGAAATACCATCTGACTGGAAATCAGCGACCTAAGCATTTCCATGTCGCGCTTGACGATATCCGGCGCGTTCTCAAGCCCCATTCGCTCGGTAAGACCAATGTCAAACGGGCTTTCAATGCCCTCCATTGCCATACCAACCGTGCTTTGCATTTTGCCGAACCGTGCTTGACGCCTCTCTTCTATAGCGCCAAGAACAAGTGCGTTGTATCGCAATGCCTCTTCGGTCAGCTTTCTGAGCTTTTCAGTTTCCTCTTCCGCAGCATTACCAAACAGATTAATCGCACCCTTGGCACTGGATGCAAAGGACAATGTGGAGGTCTCCGCCCCCATAACAATTGCTCGCCAGTCCTTCAAGCCATCCTGCATCCGACGGTATGCCAAATCGTTTTCGGATACCTTGGCGTTGAGCCTATCAACCCATTTTGCAATCTTTTCACCGACCACTGGCAATAACGTCAATGGCGCTGAAATAAATGTGGTAATGGCGGCGCCAATAGCAGTAGCAATTCGCAATAGCGCCAAGCCAATATTTGATACGGTAGAGACGATAAATACTGCCGCACGCGTCAGCACATTTCCAAGTTCACCAATCGTAATCATGAATGCACGAAAGGCTTCTTGATTGTTTTTTGCAAACGAACTCAGTGCAAATCCCAGCGTCCCCACCGCACCAGTCATTTTATTGGCATCCAGCACGGCCTTTGAGAACGCATTGCCAACGCGTGTCATGCCATCGCCAATGGTAATTGGCAATTTTCCAAAGTCTTCGCGAATGCTTCCTTCCATTTTGAGCACGGCATTTATTACCTTCTCTGCCGTCAACTCACCTTCCATTGCCATCGCACGAAGCGCTCCGACCGAAACGCCCAAGCCATTGGCAACGGCACGAGCAGTTCCGGGCATTTGCTCCATAACGGCTCTAAATTCGTCGCCACGAAGCACGCCAGATGCCAATGCTTGAGACAACTGAATCATGCCTCGGGACGCTTCGATGGCATTAATACCAGATGTACGGATCGACATCTGCGTCAATTCCGTAAATTTCAGCAACGTTTCTTGGCTATATCCAAGCTCGTCAGAATTTCTGGCTACGCGTGCATAAAGCTCAGAAATGGACTCGTAACTAGATCGCGTGCGTTGCGCTGATTCAAATAACTGCTCTTGCAAATGACGAAGGTTGTCCGTGCTTCCGGCAACAAGCCCTAGTCGACCTTCGAGCAACAGCATTGTGTCGGATGTCTGCACCAGCTTTCGAAGCGCCAGCGTAATACCGGTGACGGACAATGTAGTGGCGGCAAACTGCTTACCAAGTTTGGCAAGAGATGCCTCAACCGTTGCGGCGCCTTCTTCCTTAATTCGTACGCCAAGCCCAAAGACTTCCATCGCTCACGCCTCCGATATGGGCTTGGCCTTTGCCGCGTCTGTCGCAATTCGCGTCAACCGTGCTCGGGTTTCCTCGAACATCTGCGACAACTGCCCTGCCGCCTTCAGGTACCGCATTTCCATCTTTTGTAGATCCTGTGGTTGGTGAAAGGCAATCGCCACCTGTCCCGCAAGATCCGTTCGTTCCCCCATCCGTGTTACTACTTCTTCACGCTTCATGTCTTGCAGTTCAGCCCATGTCCACAGCGTGACTGCAAATGCTTCCCCCGCTACCACGCGGACGGGTTGCCCCGTATCCCGCGACACTTCGACCAACACCCGCCGCACATACTGCTCGGCGTCCCACGATACGGCGACGGCAGTTCCGCCCGTCGCCTGACTTAGTTTTTTTCCGACTTCTCCGCCAGCATGGCCTCAACTTCTGCGATCTGATTTCGGCTGAGTTGAACCAGCGCCGCAATCTGATCGACGGACAGGCTGTTGATTTCCTTCTCCTTCAATTCTGGGCAACTCAAGCGCACAACATCCAGCAGGGCGCCAAGCATTCCCTCTCCCGAATCCCCCGTTGCGGCAACCGCCGCGATTTTATGCGCGGCGGCTCCGGTCAACGGTCGTACGACAATCTCTCGTCCGAACAGGGTGACACGCGGTAGGCGTGCGGGGTTAACCAGATCGTCAAGATTGATGGTCGGCACGTGTTAATTAGGCAAGGGTGGAAATGTACTCAATGCGATACGGCGCGGAGCCAGTCCCGGAGAAGCCAGAGAGGGCGGGATCAAGGCGAGCCTCGATCTCAAGCGCAATGGCAACCTCGGACCCGTCCTGCCCCGTGATATCATACTTGGTGCAGAGGGCGGAAGGGAACCGCACTTGCACATACTGCCCAGCGGAGGTAGTGCTCGCCCCGCGCTGATAAATCAGGCGCACATCGGCGAGATAGTCACCAGCAACGAGGAGGACACCAGCGGCTTTCGGCGCAAACGAAGAAACGCTGGACCACGCGCCAGTCACGTTCGTGGCGGCTCCGGGTTCAATCGCCGGAACGTTACCAGCCACGGTCGTGGTAGCAAGAGGAAGCTCGATTACGGTGCCAGAAATCTTCGGCATCCGCATCGACACACGGTCAAGGAGCTTGACCGGCGACCGCTTGCCGTCAAAATCGGCATTGCGGTAGCTGATCCCGGGATCGAACTTCAAACCCCCGGCAAAAGCGCCCCAAACCTTCGTCCCGACGTACAGCACGCCAGAGTCGAGCAGAATGTCATTTGGAAGGTCAACGTTGTAGCCAGTCAGCGGTGCGGTCATGATGGTATCCTGCGTGGTGATGGGGAAACACTAGGCTCGGCGTGAGGTGAGCACACTGGGCCACAAATAAAGTTCATACGAAGAGATCACTCCCACAAGAGGCGCCTCTGCGGGATCGGTAAGAAGAGGAACGGTATTTCGCGTTCGCGAACGCCC